TATACCCCATAGTTTAGCATAGTGGTCTAACAATGTCAACGCCTTCTTCATTACGATGGCACCCGCTGACTGTAGCAAGGTATTCAAGGCTGCGTGGCTAGATCGGATCATCAATCTTCTACCATCCAGACCTTCTATGTTACCCTTAATAGCCTGTTTCTCTACGTCAGACCTCAACACAGCCAATGCTGGGGTATTCTCAAGAAACTTAGCCTTCAGCGCGGCACCCTCAGCCCTACCACCGCCTACAATAGAGCCTATCTTCTCATCGCCTGCACCATACAAGTAAGCATAGATGAATGTCTTAGCCTGTGATCTATCGGTAAGACCAGCAGCAATCATCTTGGCTGTGTGTATGTCACCATCAAGGATCTCAGAGGTGTACTTCTCATCATCCATGTAGTGAGCTAACATCCTAAGCTCTAATCCGCTTGCGTCCATACCGACCAGTGAGTAGCCTTCAGCAGCTATCCAGCAGCTACGGCTCTCAACACCATAGGGTGAGTGACTACTGGGAACCTGAGCTACGTTAGGCTTACTGTGTGTCATCCTACCAGTTACTGCACCGTTGCTGTTGACGTAACCGTGAACCCTGCCTGTGTCTGGATCTACTGCTTCGATCCAGCTACTGACCAACGCTATTCTCTTCTGTACAGTAAGATACTCAGAGATTAACTGAGCCTGTGGTATGTCCTCAACACCGGCAAGTATAGTCTCGTCAACCTTGATGTACTTGCCTAATTTCTTGTCAAGCTCAAAGTCTACTAGTTCAACGTCACGAGTTTTTTGGTTTTCTTCTATCAGTTCTAAGCATTTAATACCTGCGTCAGTCAATGCCGTAGGCTTCCATCCAAAGTGTTGTAACCACCTACCTATCTGCTGTCTTGAACCTAAGTTAAAGATTGGATAGTCCACCCGACTAAACCGGCCACCAACATCAACCCAACTATCTCCGAGAAACTTAAGACCAACGACACTGAACGTACCATCCTTCTTAACTTTTGGTGTAACCTCAGATATGAAAGTTGGCAGTGGTAGAAACACTGCATGCACTTCTGCTTCAAGTTCATATACTCTCTCCTTCAAGGTAGCAACTAAATCATAAGCATATCGCTCATCTAGCTTCCAGCCATTATTTATTTGATCAACAATGATTGACTGTACCTGATGCTCTAGCTCAACACAGTCACCCTTGAAGTGAGCTAACTCAATCTTAAGTTTGCTGAAGAGTTTCTCGTTGACAGCTACATCCTGCTTACAGTAAGACACCATCTCATCGTTTAGGTGTGACCAATCATTGTAGTCACCTTTAGGGAAGCCTAACTCTACACCCCATGCCTTCAAACTATGTCCTCCTTCCCGTGATGGATTAGCCAGCCTCGATAGTACCAGCGTGTCCAGCTTAGGGAAGACGGATAAGTCTGCACCCCACAGTCTCTCTAGCACAGGAAAGTCGTAAGCTAACCCGTTGTGTGCGACAAGTGTCGTTTCAATATCCAGATCACGGATAAAAGCATTAAAAGAAACAGCATCGTAATACACTTCTCCATTACTCGCCGCACAACACCAGATAACTGTAGGATTGAGACCATCAGTCTCTATGTCCAGAACCAATATCTTCTGTGGTAAGTTCATTCATATTCCTCAGCTCGTCGATAGGAAGGTTATAGCAATCCTTCGACACTTTCCATCCATTTGAAGGGTCAATTGTACCCTTCTCCATAAAGTTTGCAACTTCAAAATACTCTTTAGCTGGCATGTAACCCAACAACCACCCAACACTGAAATCATTCTTAACTCTAGTGAATACGTAGATGTCACAGTCCTGCTTCTTCCCACTACTCACTGAACAATCGTAGTGCATCTTAGGCTTAACGCTGGTGCGTTTAGTCTTAACGTCTATTCGTACTTCACCATTCAGGATCATGTCGTACTCGTAGGTGTTCTCCCAACTAACTATACCACCATTGTCTAGAAGGTATTGATGCACTAACCCTTCACCTATAAACCCAGCTAAGTTACCTTCACCACCTGTAATTGATTTGTGTAGGATACCCATCTCTACTGACTTAGCGTGTGCTGTAGTCATGATTGGCGTGGTCACCGGCATCTCTATTACGTCTGATTCAGAAATCATTGTCTACTACCTCTACTGGTTTAGGAACTTCTTTCATACGTCCTGTAAATTTATCGTAGTGGAGGTAACACGCTGGCCCTGTCAAGCCAGTGTATCTGTTCTTCAGTACTCTCACTACTGTTGTGTTCCTGATCTCTTCATCCTCACACTGTTGATCACGCTCAAGACCGATCACGATGTCTGAGAGTTGAGCTATCGACTGACTACCGCGTAGTTCAGACAGACTAACTCTTCCTCCCTCTTCGTGTGACTGACCGCTAGATCGTTTAAGGTGTGATACAAGGAATAACCCTATACCTAACTCCTGAACTAAAGTCCGTAGATTGGTCATGATTGAGTCTATCGCCTTTCTCTCGTCACCGTTATCCTGTGCGGAAACAACGATAGATAGGTGATCCAACACAATCCATTTGCAATCCATAGCTTTAGCCATGTACCTGACCTTAGCCATTAGGTTTTCTTCACCAGTAGAACCCCAATGATCCAGCAAGTAGAACCGATTGCTGCCCATTATGGCTTCCCAATAGACTTTGAGGTCGTCTGTGTTCATGTCTTCTTCGTAGTGAAGTGGAGCATCAGCCTCGATAGACATCAAACCCATTACAGACCTATCTACTGACTCCTCCAGTGCAAGTATACCTATGTTGTCGGTGGTTGCTTTGAATAGATAGTATTCCAACTCCTTAATCAACTGTGATTTACCCATACCAGAACCACTGGTAACTGTAACTAGCTCGTAGGGGCGCATACCTCTAGTTAGATCATTCAAGCCAGCCCACGGGTACGGTGTAGATTTAGTCTTACGGGCATTGACGATCATATCCCATGTGTCAACCCCTGCTACGATGCCGTCAGGTCTGTAGACCTTAGCATCCCACCATGCTGCGGTGAACTCTCTGACCTTGTTCTCCTTCAACATATCCCCTGCATCCTTTAGGGGAAGATTAACTATCTTTAGTTTGTTGGGTGAGAACAGATCACGAACAGCCTCAACGGCATCCTTACCTGCCTTGTCGTTATCGAAGCACAACACTACTGACTCGTAACCTTCAAGGAACTCTAGCTGCTCCTTGACTTCTTTAGCGGCAGATGAAGCACCATTTCGGAGACTAACAACATCCCACTTACAGGTGAACATCTCAGCCACAGCCAGACAGTCTAGCTCACCTTCAGTGATAGTGATGAATCTACCACTACCTCTACAAGTATCCTGACCGAATAGGGTCAAGCCCTGCGTGGTGCCTGTAGCGTAGAACTCCTTGTCCTTCACTATCCGAACCTTACTGCCACGAACTATCCCATCCTTGTCTTTGAATGGGTAGTGGTGCTTAGTAATGGCTCCTGCTTCTCTCTCAACAGTGACACCATATTTCCTACAGGTATCGGCAGAAATACGTCTGTCTGGTATTGCTTCAATAGTTCCCGTCATTTCCAATTTAGCCCGTTTAATTGACGTTACATTAGTCGTTGCTTGCCCTTCTCCTGCCTCCCAGTGACGACAACCAAAGCAGTAAGCATGTCCATCGCTATACCTGCTGAGGTTGTCGGAACTGTTGCAGGATGGACAAGGCTCATGCTTCACAAACGTGCTTGTACCTTGTCCTCCCTGCATAGGTTAGAACCCCTCCACAGCGGAGTCTTCGCCCATTGAATCAGCAACCTCAAGAACCCGCACACGATTCAAGTAAGTAGCTACACCGTGCGTTGGATGATCCTTGCCCTGCTTCCACAAGATACGAACCTTGCTGCCACGTGGTAGGTTGCCAGTATAAGGCTTGTCTTCAAGATCAACCACAGGCACATCGTAACCGCTGGAGAATTTACGCTGGGCATTGCCTTCGTACATCTTCAGCTTTACCCCAGCCTTTTCTACCTTCTCAGCCTCAGCCTCAGATAGCGTAAGTGTTAGGGTAAACTTGCCTGTAGATTGACCTTGATATTCGTCGTGCTGTTTCAAGGACTCAAATGCAACTAAACCTTCGGTAATTATACTCATATTCTATAGCCTCTTTTTCGTTTAAGTTAATAATAAACAACCATCGCTGCTTATGTATATATTTTACCACCATTTCTATAATATGCAAGTTTATTTTAGTATAGTGCAGTACTCCTCTCTCGTTTATTTAACCATTCTTCGGCAGTCTCCAGTGCAGCATCATCTGACTCACCCATACAAATAGTACACAACTCAGCCCAGTCGTTGGTTATGTTGTCACGTCTGAGTAGTTCGTTGTCACTCATTATCTTGTCACATGCCTTGCACCGACTCATAATCTTAACTCCAAAACGCTTTCGAGTAATACTTTGCTAGATCAGCGTAAGACAAGGAGCTGTAGTACGCATCCCTAGCATTCTCATATACTGTTAGTGCTTCAACCACACTCACCCTAGCGGCATCTAACTCAGCTAA